TTAAAGCTTCTGTAGCTGAACCTGTACCTGCTTCGGTTGTTGTAATTGTGAAATCGCCAGAAGCGTAAGTCATAAAATCATTTGAGTATTGATAAAACAACGAACTGGACGGGTTTACCAAGAACATAGGAATATCTTTCTTATGTTTGGTGGATTCGCTGTTACCAGCGTTAAGTATTAAGTTTTGGAAATGTGGATTAGCCATCTTGAACTCCTTATATTTGTATTAATGGAAACCGTAAACGGCCCTCATCAAGCTAATTAATTTAAAACCAATTTTAGTTTACACATATAAAAACAATCAGGCAAGAAAAAGGGATGTCGAAACATCCCTTTCTCCTAGTAGTCGGGTGACGGACTACTAAGCCATTAAGCTCCCTGAGAACCGAATACAGCCCTAAAGTTAGAGAATCCAAAAGAATATCTCTCTCTAGCTTTGTATCTCATGTTTCCAGTATCAAAATCACCTTCTAATGCTGTAGAAAGTGGTGATCTTTCAAAGTGCTTGAATCCATCTGGACAATCAGTTTTGATGAAGAAAGCATCTGTATCAGTTAAGTAGTGATTAACTACGTAACCATCAGGTAACATTCCCATACTTCTAATTGCATTGATGTCATTATCAGAAGTTGCTACTCTCCCTGGAGTTTGTAGAAGTCTATCTGCAACGAATTGAAGTTGAGGTGGAACAATTAGTTTCATTCCTCTCAAAGCAATAGTCAAACCTCTGTCATCAGTAAATGTTGATATTGAAATCAAAGCATCTTCTAATGAAGTTTCATTAAGGTCAGCCATAGTTGTCGCTCTGTTTGCAAGAGTACCACCACCACTCATGGGGTGATCTGTTGCTATAAGAGCTTTACCATCGCCTCCTGCGGTAGAGAACGCATTGTTCAATACAGCAGCAGCCTTAATTTGTTTGGTATTTGCCATTGATCTAGCTAACGCCTTAGTGTATCTAGCACCAAGTCTGTCATATAGATTATCTTCAACAGCTTCTTCTGTTAATGCAAAAGCCAAAGCAACTGTTTCGTGTGTGTAACGTGAAGTGTAGCCTTCAGAAGCATTATCGAACCTAATGCCTGTTCCTTCAGCTTTTACTTCGGCGTTACCGAAACCTGAAATTAGAACTTCTTCTTCAAACGCTCTGTCAGAAGTTTCCGTATCAAAAATTTCAGCATGTTCAGCTTCATACCTGGAGTATTCCAACCCAAAAAGGGCGTTCAATCCAGGCTCTAGTTCTTTCGCTAATTGCGCTCTATTTATTGCCATTATTAAACTCCCGTTACTGTGGTATAGAAATGCTCGTTAATGTATACGATTGCATTTATATTAGCTGATCCAGTTGTACTATTTGAAGGGTCAGTAGAGAATCCAACGATTCTAAACTGCGCTGTAGTAGCTGCTGTGGTAGAAGAGATTTCTGCCGCAGACATACCAGTTTTTGTAGAGCCAGCAGTGTAAGCCAACTCGACGTTGTTACCTACAGCTGTTTGCGCTAAAGAACCAGTGCATTGTACTTCAAATAATGTATCAGGATCATCTTCAACAAAAGCAACAATATCAGAAGATACAGTAGCAGTAGGGAAGTGCGATGAAAAAATCACCTCACCCGAACTGTTTGTAAATTTACATCCTCTGAATATTCCCAATAGAGTTGTTGCCGCACCAGCTACTAAAATAGTACCAGTGTTCAACATCTTAACTGGGTCGCCTGAAAAAATGTCTCCAGTTGCGCCAGAAGCAATAGAATATTCAGTGACACCGCCGTTTGCGACGCCGCCACCTTTTTTGCCTACTGAACGAAACCCGAAAGGTGCATCTTTATTTGCCATAATAAGTTTTCCTTATTCAGTTATTTAATTTAATTACAGTGATAATCACTCACGATTACCACCACCAAAAGTTACGCTTGTTTTTCTCTCTGGTTTTAAGATCGGAGAGCTTGGATCTGATTCCTGCATAAGATCATGGTCAATTGCATCTTGTTGCAATTGTGCGCGATTAGAAAAGTAGGCGTTTCTTTCATTTCGCGTTTCAGTAGGAATCTTGGCCAAAAGCAAACCACCCACGGAAACTACTCCTGAGTGTCTTCCATCGTCAAGCGTGGGAATCTCAAAGCCATCTAACTCTTCGGCTCTAACAAGGTCAAAACCTTCTCTAAGCCTAGCAGTTACATTTTTTCTATCTTCCTGTCCAACGATTTCAGCTCTTATCCACCTGTATTCATATCCTTCAGGTGGCTCTGGAGTGTCCAACATTTGGGGGCGACGCCAAGGTTTGCGAGCAGTATCTTTTGCTCGAGTTTCAGCAGAACGTGGTGTTCTGTTTTCAGTAGATGCTTGCACATCTGTTGATTCGTTTTGTTCTATTTCGTTTGTCATTTGTCTACCTTCTTACATGTTTAGCATATTCTTGTAACGGTACATTCAAACGACGTGCCATTTCAACTTCGGCTTTGGTAAGCCTTACTTGTCGTTTGCGTCCAGAGCTTTCGCTTCTACCTGCGGGTGCTACAGTCTGCTGTATCTTACCTTTAGGTTCTGCCTCTCCTCCACCACTAAACTTATGTGGAAATTCAGCTCTTATACGTTTATCGATCTCAGTATAGTATGTTGGGTCATTTGTATCAAACCCTTCCTCTTCAACCAATTTTCTGTGAATGTTAAAAGCCACTAAAGTCATAGCCTCATCTTCACCAAACCATTCATTTTTACTGGCCCAATCTTCTGCTGCTGGGTCTGGTTGTGGAGTTGGTGTAGGTTGTTGTAAACCTTGTGGGGCTTGCACCTCTTGATACTCAGTTGTTGGTTCGATAGACAATCTACCATTAGCTATTTTGCTTTCTTCAACAGTAATTTTGTCGAGTATATCTTGAGCTTTGGTAACTTTGTCCCAATCTTGATCTTGGTAAGCAGATTTAAGAACAGCGTTAGCTTGCGCTCTTTGCGCTTTCAACCTGTTTTCTGCTTCTGATTGGTAACTTTCAGCGTATTGCGACGTATTCTTTTTTAAGGCTTCATTCTCTGCCTGTAAATTTTTGGCGTATTCGTATGCTGATTGAGCTGCGCGTTCTTGTTCGCGCATCTTTTTAGTTAAGTTAGAGATTCTTTTTTGAACATTTTTAGAGTAATCCTCTAATTCGTCTTGTTCCTGATCTGCTTTTGTTTCTTCTACAGAAACATCCTCAATAGGAGCTGCGACTTGTTCAGATTCAGAATCCTGCTCAACTTCATCTAGTTCTACGACTTCGGTAGGTTCTTGTTCCTCAGTCTGTATTGCTTCGTTTTCTTGCATGATAATTCCTCATGTTAGACACTAACTATATCGTCAGGGTCTTCTATAGTTGCAATGACTTCGTCATCGTTAATAATACGGCACTCTGCATCGTCGCCAAGCTTAAACCTGGCTCCTGCATATCTACCAATTAATACCCATTGTTTTTCTTGGCACCAAGGGGTATCGCCAAATTTGTTCTGATCCGCGTAACAAAGAGGTCCCATCTTAACTACGTAGGCCACTACGGTAGCTAGTGATTCTCTTTCTACAGTTTCTTTTGCTAAAACAATACCACCTTTAGTTACTGATTTACCTTTATAGGGCAATATCAATAAGCGCCAACCTGTCGGTTGAGGCATACGTTCTAAATAGGATTTATCTAATAGTGTGGGATCTAGGACACGGTCATCGGATTTGACGTATGCTTGATCTAATTCTGTTTTTTCCTCTTCTGGTTGCGACTTTTCAGCTTCAACCTCCCTTGCGATATGATCAGGTACCAGTACCTCTTTCATCGTTTTGTACACTCCTTTCTAGCAACGCTTTAATTTCTTGCTCTACGTCTTCGATAGCGTTGTGACGACCACGTAGATAGTTATATTCTTGGAAATCTTTGGCTCCGTTAAGAATCAAATCTTCTAAAGATTGTTTTTTCTCCTTCAGAAGCTTTTGAAAAGCCTCTGCAAACCAAATCAAATCCATTAATAAATACCAGAAAACTTACCACCAAACTCGGCTTCACCCATTCCTCTAGCTTTGCCTTTACCCATACCAGGTTTTGGTGTGGTGTTAGCATCAAAAGACTCTGCTTTTTTAGTTTGCAAAGTGCCTTTGTTAGAGTAAGACTGTTTGCCATCAAGTACAGTTGGAGTTTTCTGTTGATTT